GACCGTGCTGCCAACCTGCGCGCCGAAAGTCCCTGTACCAAGCGTGACCGTCAGATCTAATTTCTTTTTTGTGAACGAGTCACTCATAGGTCGGCGGCTTCCAGATAGATGAGGCGATACCGCGTGCCGAGGCCATCGTACGTCGGATCGTTGGAGCCTTGCGCGTCAGAGAATATGAAGTCTCCGACGAATCCCATGTACGCTGCGCGCACGATCTTGTTATTGTTCAGGCAGCGCACGCCCTGCACGATGGCAGTCCCGTTCAGCAGCACGTCCATGTAGATCGCGCCGTCAATCAGCGTGTAGATGCTGAGCTGGCACGGCTGGTTCGCGAGCGTGACGCTGAGCTTCTGCGATGGAACCGCATTAACTGGCACTTCTAGCATTATTGGATCACCCCGTTTATCGCACCCTGCACCACCGATGGATAGACTTGTCCGTTCTCCGTGACGGCCTGCGCGGATGGAACTGTGCTTGTCGTGCTGATTCCTCCAGGCTGCGAGAACACGGCTGCCGCCTGCCGTATCTCCGTGAAGTGGATGGTCGCGATGATGATGCCAGCACCGTTGAACGCCGTGCGCCGATACTCACACTTGTCGATGTTCGTGCGCGAATACGAGCGGTTCGGTGTCACGATGGTGAACAGCTCAAGCGAATCCGCCAACGACTCCAGCAGCGTCAGGAAGTCGGTCATCTCCTTCTTGCCGCCGCCCTTTGACATGCTGATGGCGTGCGCTCTGGGATTCTGCACCTTGTTGTACGACGCGAACGCGCCCTGCTCTTGTGGGTGGGTTGGGATGATAGAGCTGTTCACGTAGTCCAGATCCAGAAAGCTATCAGGAACGATTGCCTGTGCGCCAGAGGTGTTGAACACGCCCCACTTCGGTGCGAGCATGTCCAGAAGGTTGCTGATGGCTGGAGAAGCCAAGAGCGTCGCCGCCGGAACCGGATTGCTCAGCAGGGCTGGAACTCCTGGAAAGTTTGGAAAGCCCATTGTGTCACCTCATACCAGGATTGACCTGCGTCGTGAATCCGTACCTGTTCAGCGCACCACCGATGGACTTGGCGATGCCTGCGGAGTCCGTCGCCTGCGTCTGCACGACGAGCTGGCCGATCTTCACGTCGGTCTTGGACGTGCTCGTATTGCTGGTGCTTTGCGCCACGGTGCCAGCACCAACGCCTAGCAGCGCGGGCGACGCCTTCGCCATTCTAAGACTGTCGGCTGTCGGCTTGCCCACGCCTAGCAGCGCGGGAAGCACCTTCATCATCTTAAAGCTGTCGGACAAAAGTTTGTCCGCGCCTTTTTCAAACTCCGACTTGTTCTCTTCCTTGGGAAAGACAAACGCGGCCACCGAAGACATGGCGCTGGCAATGTCGCTGACTATGCTGAGCAAGATCTTTGCGTCCTCGATGAACCCCTTCCAGTCCATGTTCTTGATGAACCTGCCGAATCCCTCCGCCAATTCAAGAACCTTGGGAACAGTCTCTTCAATCCACTTCGCGATGTCCCTGCGGTGCGCCACCACGTAGTCAGCGATGCCCTGCAGCCAGCTCAGCACTTGCTTGAATGCCGGTATCAGGCTGACAAGCATCTCAGTTCCGGTGGACTTCATCGAGTCCGTGAAGTCAAGCCAGCGGTTGCGCAACTCCAATGCCTTTTCTGCTGTCTGCCCAGAGATCACGGAGTTGCGGCGCTGGGCGTCCACCAGAGCCTGGATCGCCGCTGGCCCCTGCTTGATCAGATTGAACTGCTCCTCGCTGACGCCCATCTGCGCGGCCATCAACGCGGCGTTCGCGGCGTTCTGCTTGTAGAGCGTGGCGATGATGCGCGACCGCGCCATCAGGTAGTCATTGCCGGTGCTGAGATCCTTCTGCGACAGTGCCTCGCCCGCCATGCCTGCCGCGCGGAATGTGGCCTGCATCGCCTCTGACGGGCCTTGGCCGGTGCGCAGGCGCGACAGCTCACGCTGCGACTCCTGCAGCTGCGACACCATGCCCGCAGCACTTCCGCCCATGCGCTCGGACGCCCTCTGGTACGCCTGGATGGACTCCACAGACATGTCCAGATTCTCGCTCAGGAACTTCAGGCTGGCCGCTTGGTCAACCGTGTTCGCGACGAAGTTCTTGACACCCATGCCGCCAATGAACAGCCCGAGCAGGCCGATGGTCTCGTTGCGCACCTTGCGGATGGCATCTGCAACTGCGCGAGTGCTGGCTTCTGCGGCCTTGTTCTGCTTCTTCTGCTCTTCGGCGCGCTTCTTGTCGTCGTCCGACATGCGCTTGTTGGACTTCTTGCTGTCGTCCTCCAGCTTCTTCTGTATGCGCCCGCCTTCGGCTGCGCCCTTCTTCATGCCGGAAGGGTCGAGGCCAAGCTCCACGAGCAGCGAATCGATTATGGTTGGCATCTCTAACTCCTTGGCGGCGTGCTGAGCATCACTCGCTGATTGTATGCGTCCACGGCGAGCACCTCTACAAGATCATAGAGATCCTCTGTGCTGAGCGCGGTGTCCAGCTCATGCAGTGTGGCAAGGCCACGCGACAGCACAGCGCCCAGCGGCCCAGGAACGTTGACGTACTCGCGCAGCCGTGGATTGTTTTCCGGCCCCGCCCCGAGGTCTACTTCGCGGCGGGTTGCAAAAAACCCATGTGCAGCACCAGCACCTCTTTCTGGAGCTTGAAGTAGGTCGCAGGCTCCTCCACGTCTTCGTCGAACAGCGCACGAATCACTTGTGGCTTATTTGGATCAGGCATCACCGTCACGCACATGAGCAGCTCGTCCAGCAACGGTTCTGCCGCATCGATAGAGATTTTGTTCAGCGCCTTCAGGCCGACCGCAGCGATGCCAGCCATGCCCATCTCTTTAACATTCTCCGGAATGTCCGCGCCACCATTGATGAGCGCGAACAGCGCCCGCGTGGCCCACTTGTGCGCAGGGCGTGCAGCCATCTCCGTGATGATGAACTGCTTGCCCTTGTCGCGCCCATCCTGCGCCGTGTAGGTTATTTGCTTGCGAGCCATCTACGTCTCCTGTGTGATATTAGCATTGTCGCCATGTTCCATGTTCTAAGTATCCATGCCAGCTTGGCTGTCCATGGTCTCGCCCACTCGTCACAAGAATAGATGGCGAAACTGTGATGGTTCCATCTTCATGTTCTGTGACAGCATGCTTGCTGATATTTCCAAAAAGACCATTCGGTGTCGTGCAGAACCAGTCTTTACCGTTGACAGTTCCGTAGGCTCCCGGCGTCTCTGAGATACGGAACAGGAAGTCATCTTCGTCGGCGTTCTTCTGCAATCTAATTCCACGCATGGCGGTCCTTTCTTAGACCGCCGGTGCCGGTGTTACGTCCTGGAACTCCAGGAGGAACTTGCGGGGCTGCAGAACCTTCTTCGCAGCGGGCATCAGGCTTCCGCGCTTCATGTAGCCGGTGGTGAGTGCATACAGCCTGCCGGTCCCCTTCAACAGGATGGTGCCGTTGATCTTGTACTTCTCACGCGCCACGTTCTCGGCGGTGATCAGCGCGTCAAAGAAGTCGTTGGACGGAGAGTCAGCCTGCAGCGTGATCTCCAGCGACTTGATGACGGGAATCCAGCCTGCGGACATCTTGCCGTCCACGCCCATCATTGTCTCAGCCGTGTCAACGTCCTCCAGCGAGAACGCATCGTCTGCGGAGAACCCCTGGATCTGGATGGGCGTGTTGAACAGCCCTGCGACGCCGAGCATCAGGACGCTGTTCGCGCTTGTTATGGTTGCCATGTTTCGGTCTCCTTAGTTACTGAATCAGAATGGATGCGACGTTGATATGCTGAACCGACCCGCCATCCATGTACCACAGGGTGACCGGCGGTGTGCCGCGCGCCGCGCGAACCTGCGCTGTTGCCTGCCCGACCTGCAAGTACCATCCGCGAGTCCCCAGCACACGATCGATCTGCACGCCCGCCGCCGTGTTCACCTGCGCAGCTTGCGAAGCAGAGAGCGTCACGCCAGGAACGATGGAGCCGAACGTCAGCGCCTGATTGATCGGATCTTGAATGGCCGCGCCGATGAGCGCGCTTCCCGCATCGTTGTACGGGATAGACCCGACTGACGTCAGCAGCGTCATCAGTGCGAGCTGGATCTGGCTGTTCAAGTACACCTGATTCAGATACTCGTCGGCGAACAGATACTGCCCAGTGATGCTGCCAGGATTCAGGAACGTGAAGTCCTGATTGGCGGTGGCCCACTGACCAACGAAGTTGAATTTGTTGGCGCGCAGGTTGTTCGCGCTGGTCTGCGACGTCACGCTGGTGGGCACGCCGTTTGTGTACTTGAAGTCCATCGTGATGCGACCGCCTGCGCGGTTGAAGTCGATGGATGCGGCAATGCCAAGCACCATCGCAGCCGCGTAGCCGTTCGGGTCGAGCAGGGCATCGCAGTACACGGGAATCACGCCGCCGTAGTTCGCAGCGACGATCCCTGCGAGCATCGTAGTCGTATCCGGAGACACCAGCGCAGCGACGTTCGTGTCCCACGCAACATACGCGAATCGGTTGTTCTGCTGGCTCTCCCACTGCGCGAAGCCGAGCGCTTCGGCATTGGACGGTTCCCATATCGTGCTGAACACGCCCCAGTTCAGCGTCACAGCGGTTACGGCTACCATGAACGTCGCTGCGCTGGCCGCTGCTGCGCCCTGCGAAAGCGTCGCCGCTGTTGCGGTGGTCAGCTTCAGCGCGGTGGCGAATGCGCCAGTCGGGCCGGTGGCGGTGACCGCTGCGCTGCCCAAGTTTCCAGGGGCGGCTGCCGCGCTGATCGTGTACGTGCCCGCGCCGCCTGGAGTGCCGGTCAGCTGATTGACGATGGTGGCGTTCAGCGTGTTGACGCCGTCGGTCCCCGACACATGGTCGCCAGCATTGAACGTGCCAGTCACGGCACCGCCAACGGTCAGCACGGTTCCTGCCGTCGTGCATGCTGCAGCGGTCGCGGTGACGCTCTCTGCCTGCGCCAGCGTGGACGTCACGCCGGTTACCGTGTTGGTCACGACGAACGCGCTGGCCGTCGTGTCCCACGACACCGTGAACGTCGGTGTCGTGAACGCTGCCTGTATCAACGCGGCGGCATTGGAGAAGCTCGTAGCGCCGGACAGATTGATGCTGGCGGACGTCTGCCGCACGCCGTCTGACACGATGGTGAGCGTGGCCGCTGCGAGCGCCTGCAGCTGCGCCAGCGTCATCGCTGCGAGCGAGCCACCGCGCAGCCACGCGGCCACGGCGGCCTCCGGATACTGCGCGAACAGCAGCTGTGCTGGAATGATCGTGGCGTTGTTGCGGCCTGCGAAGTAGATCGCCGCCCACTGGTACTCGGCGGACAGCAGGCCGAAGAACGCGCCGACGTCGTCCTTGTTAGCGAACGAGCGCACAGCGCCGATCGGCACGCGAGAGTTCTGTGTGAGCACCACGCCATTCAGCGCGAGCGCAGAGCCTCCGGCTCCGATCACCGAGGGGTTTACTTGTACGATATCACTTGCTGGAATGGGCATGTCTGCTCCTTGGTAAGTTTGCCGCAGTGCGGCGGGTTGCTAGATTCTATGCTGGCGGGTATGCGCGTTCTGTGTTCACGAGCGTGGCGACCAGTGTTCCAGCGAACTGTTGCTGGACGTTGACCACAGGATTCGCTTGAAGCACCATGTCCACGATCCATCGCGCCTCGTACTGCTGCTCCGCGTTGAGGAACGGAACTTGCTTTGGGTCTTCAACGTAGAGCGGCTGCATGTCGTAGCCCTCAGCGACGAAGAATTCCGTGGCGTAAGCATCGCGGAACAGCGTCGCGATCGCCTGCGCATTCTCCGCAGAGGCTGGGCCGTGAACGTCTATCTGCACGTTGATCTGCGTTCGCTGCAGCGTGCCGCGATAGCCTGCCTGCATCACGGTGCTCGCCGCGTTCTGCGTCGGCGAGACGTTGTAGGCTCCCGCGCCTCCTGGCGTGCCGCTGATCTGCGTGCCGATGACCGTGCCGCTCGCGACGCCTGCGCCAGATACCGACAGGCTCTGCACGATGGTGCCACGAATCATCTGCGACACCGTCAGCACGAGGCCGCTGATGGAGCCTTCGAAAGCGATGTCGGTGTACGCGCTCTCGTTGGTGGCTAGGCGCGGGCGCAGCAGCGGCCACATCACGATGTGATCGACGTTGGCCGGTTCGCTCACGCGGTTGACCTGCCCGCGCCGCACCTTGCAGGTCGCCGCGACGATGCTCGTGATGAAGTCGCCCAGCACCTTGAAGACGTTCGCTTCGGTGATGGAGACGGTCGTTGTCACAGCACGCGTCCAGGCCAGTCGCAGCCAGCGGGCGATGCGATGCCAATGTCACAGCCTTGCGCGCTGTCGAGATTGCGGCCCTTGTAGAGCGGCATGCCGGAAGATGGCTGCGTGATGGCGGTTGGTTGCTGGTCTTTGGTCGGTTGAATATTCTTTAGGCGCTGCATTTCTTTGTTCAAGCTTGCAGTTTCTTTTGCAAGGTCGTCCGTATGCAGTCTGCCCCTGGCATGTTCATTTTTAGCAGCTTCCATTTTTGACTGCACATCTGCCATCATCGCATCTTTTTGGCTAGATGTGATCGTACGCTCATATCCGCGCTCTGCAGCCTTGCTGGAACTTCCGCCCCCCGATGTGAACTGCCCGCTCTTCGGGTCGTGCGCTGGGCCTGCGGCATCCTTCGCGGGCTTCGGCGCACCAGCCTCGCGCATGGCGATGGCGACCGCTTGCTTCTGCGGCTTGCCGTGCTGCATCTCTGTCGCGATGTTCTTGCTGATCGCTTCCTTGCTTGAACCTTTTTCCAGTGGCATGGTGTTCTCCTACGCGAGCGCCGCGTTGATCGCAGCTGCGAACGCCTTCAGTTGGTCTTCCGGCACACACAACCCTGCCGTCTCTTTTCCGCCGCTGGTGCGCGCGGTTATCCAGTACGAACCGTCTGTGCAGCGGTTCAGCGACACGTAACCAGGAACGTGCTCGCCGTGTGCCTGCTCGGTGTATGCGAACAGGTTCACAGGGGTCACCGGATCCGCCTTTGTCTTTTCAGTCTTTGCCATGTCATGCTCCATTCTGGAGGGTCGCAGCTACCTTGACCCATCCTGGTTCGTTGGGGTTGCCTGCATCGTGCAGCCACTCCTCCAACACCTGCGCGACCAACCACACATTGCCGTTCGGCATGGTGATGAGGTCGCCGCCTTTGTTGTCCTTGCGCACGAGACCCTCTACGTCGCCCAGCAAGTAGATCGCGCGGCGCGTGCCTTGCAGATTCAAGCCTTCCAGCTGGACTAGATCTCTGTACGTCAGGGACTGCACCTGCCCCATGATGGTGACAGGTGCCGCGTACGAAGGCGTGTCCGAGTAGTCAGCATTAGGCGAGCTGCCGGTGCTGATTCGCACAACGCACGGCACCATCGGATTGACCGATGAGACGTAGCCAGCCGCGATGCCGTGCAGGTTCATGGCGTCACCCCTGGATGCTGACGGAGTTGATGTGGCCGGTGTTGCTACCCGCACTGGACGTCACCAGCATGATGCACTCCAGCATGATGTGCGCTCCAGGCGTCAGGCCCGTGCCTGTGATCGTGAACGTCAGGTCGCTTCCCGCTGCGACGATCTGTTGCGCGGCGCTCACGGTGAGTGCGGTCTCCACACCGTTGATCTCGGTATACGCGTGAAGCGTGATGGTGGTGGACGCTGCGGTCAGCGTGCCAGCGCCCGCGACGCTCGCATTGATGGTCACCGGAATGCTGCTGCCTGCGACGTATGTGTCCGGCAGGCGTGTCTCGAACAACGCGGTGTCGGTGACTGCACTGGCGGTGGTAGTTTCGCCAGCGATGTAGAGCGACGTTGCGTCCACGCGCGAGATCGCAGGAACGCCCGCGCCTGCAGTTGCAGTGACAGGCACGCCAGCTGCCGACTTCACGTCGGTGAGCATCATATAGCGCCGCACGGCAGCTGCGCCGACCGGCACGAATGCCGTGGAGGGGCTGCCAACGATCACGCCGTTGTTCATGGTGGCCGTGGTGTAGAGCGTGCCGCCAGGAACCGCGACCGTGGATACGATCTCCTGATTGCTGCCGTTCGGCGAGCGCACAGCGTAGTCGGTCATCGGCTGCAGCGCGAGTGCTGGCGATGCGAGCAGCATGGCTGCGATGATGTAGTGCCAGTATTTCTTCATGTCTTGTTTCTCCTTGGTCAAGTTTCTTCAACGAACGAATCAACGCTTCTCCACATCACGTCAGTGTCAATGAGTGGCTTGTCGAACCCTTTTGCCTTCTTCGTGCTTTCCGCAAGGCCAGGAGTCGTGAAATCCTGAATGGACTGCACCAACTCGCCCTCGATCTCCTTGCCCATAATGCGCAGTGACCTAGCGGCATCATAGTCTTCCGACTTTAGAATATCTCCTAGGCCCTTCCCCCAGTGCGGGCTTTCTTTCGTGATCATGCCTCGGAAGAACGGGCGCGGAGGCTGATTGTGGTCAGGTCTTCCGAACTCGTTCGTCGCCGCTACAGCTGCGACAGGCGTATGGTTCTTGTCCGGATAGGTAGCGTCAGACATAAACCCTACGTTCAGCACAGCAGCATTCTTCGCCTTCGCGCCGAGCAGCTTGAGCGCCTCTTCAAGCTTTTTTCCACCGCTGAGCTTCGTGATAGCCATGTCAGCCTGCGCTCGGGAACATCAGAGATATCGGGTCCTGAATGCGCTGCGGCCCGCGTACGTAGCGGAACATGCGGAAGCGCAGCGTGGCCTGCCAGAACGCCATCCCGTACTTCGTCTGCGCGTACCACTGCGAAGATCCTGGGTGCAGGTTCATCTCTGCGCTGACGTTCACGCTGCCCTCGGTTGCGCTGCTGATGCGCCCCACCAGCGGAGAGCTGGGCGCTCCAAGTGCTGCGTTCAACGCGGCGATGTGTGCGGTCAGCATGTTCAGGAGCACGAGGCGCGTCGCCACGTTCGTCACGGGACTGGTGTCCGTGTTGTCGCAGTACAGTCCCGCTTCCGCGAAGAACGCCTGCGCTTGCGCTTGCGACACGTATGCAGCGAGTTCCGGATATCGCGTGGACCACGCTATCCAGTCGAATGTGGCGACGGCCATGATTGCTCCTTATGATCAGTCGTTGTCGTTTCGCGGTTCGATTCCCTTGACGCCGGGATTCTTCGGATTGATCGGGTCCAGACCGCTGATGACGTCGCCCTCACGCTCCTTGCCCATGTCCACGACGGACGCGAGCTGCTTGTGGTGGAAGATCAGACCGTTCCTGACGGCAGGGTGGTTCTTGTTGTCCTGCATCCACTTGTCGAAGAACGGCTTCGGCACGTTTTCCGTGACGGCGAACCCGCCGATCATGGAGACGCGGATGAGGCCCTGCTGCAGCGAGTTGGTGCCCTTGAGCGTGACGCGCTCGGTAGGTTCGCCCAGCTTGCGGATGTCCATGTGGATGCCGTGCGGCAGCTTGCAGCCCACGGCGATGACTTCCTTCGTCTCCTTGGGAGCGACGGTGTGTGATACTTGGGAATTGCGGTTACGTGCGGGAGTGCCTGCGGCCATGATTGATTCTCCAAATGTCTGTGGCATTCCGTCATAGCGAAATTGCTGCAACGGGTGAAACAACCCGACATGCAAGGCTACATGTCGGGCGAACTGCTGTGCTGCTTACACGCCCACCAGCTGAGCGATTGCGAACGGCTGGCGGATGACTGCGCCCCAGGAACCCTGCGACTTCTTCTGCAGGAAGCTGGAGGTCTTGCGGACGATGGCGTGCGCGCGCATCTTCTCGGTGAATGCGCAGAAGCCGGTCTCCTGCCCGTCGACCTGCGGTGCGATGAGCTGCACCAGATTGCCAGCGCCGTTCGGGTTCTGGTACTGGACAGCGGTCTCGAAGCGCATCTTCGGGAAGTTCTTCTTCAGCATGTCGTACACGTTGGTCGCGAACGTTGCGTTGGTGGCGGTCAGCGCGACAGACGAAGCGGGAGACATCGCGAGGATCAACTCGTCTTCCATTTCGATCAAGCCGCCGGACTGCTGCACCAGCTCCAGGAACAGAGCCTGCACGTCGTTGTAGATCTCCTGCGAGGTTGCAGTGACCTGTCCGTTGGTGATCCACGGGCCGGACGCGTTGCTGTTGAACGCCTTGGCTCCCGGAGCGATGGGGGCGGACAGGTTCGGGTCATTCAGCAGACCGTAGTTCTGCAGACCGGCGACGCCGAAGAAGTACGTCTGGTTCTGGAACTTGTCCAGCACCATCGCGGACGCGATGTTCAGGCGTGCAGCGTAGTCGATCTTCGCGAGGCTGTAGGTTTCCAGCTGCTTCTCGCCCCACTGGGTGATCGTCTGGTAGTGGTACGACTGGCGCTGCGGGAAGTTGGCGTTCGCGCCCACGGAGCCGTTCTCGCTGTAGTCGCCGTACGAAGATACTTCGCCGGTGTTCTCGATCACGGGGAACGTCGCTGTGTACGTGACCCAGTCGCCCTTCTTCGCCTCGCCCAGGATCTGGGCTGCGCGGTTCGGGGTGACCAAGACCTTGATCAGGTCGGGGTCGATGTAGTTGGCGAGGTAGGCGGGGATGCCGCTGTTGCTCACGGTGACGAGCGCGGGCTGCGCGTCCAGGGCCATCAACGCGCCAGCTGGATCACGCAGGAGCATCTGCGGATTGTCGGCTGGCATGAAGATGATGCCGCGATCTTGCGCAAGCAGGTCAAACATAGGATCTCGTTTCATTTTGGTTCCCTTCGTGTGGATTTGTGAAGAAACCCGCACGAGGCGGGTCTCCGGTCTTTCAGTTACCGACTAGCGGCGGATCAACCCAGAGGGTATGACGAGATCTTCATCAGCTCGCCGGGAGCGGCCACGGACATCGCGACCCACTTGGTCAGCGTGCCTGCGGCGACGGAACCGCTCGTGTCGCCGACCGCTGCCGCGTTGCTGATCCAGTATGCGCCGATGCCGCCAGGAGTTCCGCTGACCTGCGCCAGCACTGTCCCGACATGCGCACCAGTGGTCAGCGTGTCGCCGACGTTGATGGTGCCGGTCACCGCTGTGACGTTCATGTACGCGCCGTTGCCGGTCGCGCCAGATGCGTCTGCAACGGTCTGTGCAACGCTCAACGGATACGTGCCAGCGCCGCCAGTACCAGAACCGCCTGCGAGCACTGTCGCCGCCGTGACGCCGCCGCCGGAGATCGCCATGCCGACGAGGATCACGCCATTGGTCATGGAGGTCACGGTCAGCCAGCTGCCGGAGCCGGTGATGTTCGTGCCGGTCGCGACAGTCTGGCTGATGTTCACCAGATAGGTGCCTGCGCCGCCTGGAGTTGCGCCAGTCAGCTGACGCACGATGGTAGTGCCCGCCGCGACGTTCGTGCCGGTCAGCGTCTGGTTCGCGTACAGGCCACCCGTGGTGACGGAAGCGACGGTCAGCGTAGTGCCGCTGATGCCGCCGACGAACACGTTCGGCGCGATGGCAGACACGTTCAGGTCGTTGGCGACGACCGTGATGGTGGTCAGCGTTGCGTCAGCAGGGACGGACGCGCTCGGCACGATCTTGCCGTTGGCGTTGATGGCGTAGATCGGCTCGCCCACGTAGGAGGCAGCCGCACCGTCGTTCACCGCCCAGAAGTCGCCCTCGCTGTGCAGCACCACCGGCAGCCCCTGCGGAACCAGCTGCGTGGAAGCCTGCAGGAACACGGTGATGAGGCCCTGCTGCTCGCGATGCACGAAGCCCGTGGGAGCGCCCGAACCGTTGCTGTTCACGGTCTGCATGCCGTCGATCTCGCCGGACACGGAGTTGATCGCAGTGGCGGGAGACGCCCACGCGAAGCGACCGACCAGCACGCCGCCGATGGAGGACGTCAAGCCTTGGGGAATGTTGCTGCCCGCGACCAGACCGCCAGGACCAGCGAGAACCGTGGCGCGGGGATTCGCAGATGCGAAATCGCCAGCGACCGCAGGTGCCGGAAATTGATTCACTTGTTGTTGAAAGTTCATGTCTTACTCCTTCTCAGTGTTGAGTATCGTGGTCCGTGCGGATCACAGATGGCGGATGGGGCTGGCTCCGGGGAACATCTCGGCGAACTTGCCCGATGCCTCCTTCGCGCCGCTGTCCATGCCGAGCATCTTGGCGGCAGGGCCATCGTTCGTGCGCTCTCCAGGCTTCGGCAACATGGCGACCATCGCCTTGTATGCAGTTGTCGAAACGCCGTCCAGGTCCACGCCTGCTTGGTCCAGCGCAAGCCGGTAGATTGCCTCGGCGCTGTCCATGCCGATCACCTTGCCGACGAACGGCTTGACCGCCTGCTTGGCATCTTCGATGGCGTTCATGCGGGCGATGGCGCGCTTCTCTGCTCGCTCTTCTGCGGACTTGATCGCAGCGTCCATCGCTGCCTTGTCCACAACGGCGGGCTGCTTGGGCGGCACGGGAGCTGCTGCGGGCTTGGCCGGAATATCCAGCGGTGCGCCCTTGCCCACGTCGTCGGTGTCTTGGGCACCACCGCTCGCTGCACGCAGCTTGGCAAGCAGCTCTTCGAGAATCGCCACTTCGTCGCCCTCGGGATCGGTGACTTTGAGGTCGTCCGCGCCCATCGCGTCCAGCAGGTGCTCGACCTTTGCCAGATCTTCCGGCGACAGGTGCGCAGAGATCAGGGCCATGACGGCTTCTTTGGAGGCGTCCTTGTTCAACTCATCATTGTCCTCCAGCGCGGTGCCGGTGGGCGCTTCGCCGAGTTGCTCACCGTCCATCGAGTTCAGCAGCTTGATGACGTCTTCAACTGCGGCATCCTGCGCCATCTTGTCCTTGAAGTGCTTGGCGTTCTTGTCCGACTTCAGCGCTGCGACGATGGATTGCTTGGATGCTTTCCAGTTCGATGCGGTGACGTTGACCAGCAACGGGTTGAGGTCCAGGCTTGCGTCCTGTGCCAGACGAGGGCCAAGGGCTGCATGGAGCACTCCCTTCGCCATCGCCGCCTTGCGCGACAGATAATTTTTCTTGCTCATGTTTAGGTTCTCCATAGAGTCTCCGACAACGACATCGCTGCCAGCCCTGCCATCTACCACCAGTGCAACGTGATTGAAGCGAATGTCCCGCATCACCCCGTCGTACGACACGCCTTCGTAGGTTCCAGGCGTCATGTCAGCGCGGTAGTAATATCCCGCTGACAATTCCTTTTGCGCGTTCGTCTCGATGCCGTTGATGGCATCTTTGTCCCAGACGACCAAGCTGTTGTAGAGATACGGCGGCTCGAACACCGCGTCGGTTCCGGTGCTGCCCACCGTCAGCTCCTTGCTTGGGTCGGCCGCAGAGACCGGCTTGTGCTTGTAGAGGAGCTGCAGGTTGTTCGCCGTCGGCGCGGCCTTGCGCAGCTCCTCGGGGTCGCGCAGCAGTTGGTAGAGCTTGTCCGGCTGCAATCCCAGCGCCTCGGCATTCGGTATCTCCCTACCGAGGTACGGACAGACATTGGCCTTGGAGATGGGCGTCTTGCTGACGTGCAAGCGCCCGTCACCGTCGTAGCTGCGAACGGACGCATTGTCCAGCGCGAGCTTGTTGTTTGCGGTCATGTTGTCACCCCTTGATTCCCAGGATCTCTTCGATCTGCTCGATGACGTGGTGGTCACCGGCATTCACCGTCTCCCACATGCGCAGGATGCAGGCATCGACGCGCGCGATGGAGAATGCGCGCGGCTTCGCGGCCACCTCGACAGGCTGTGCATCAACGACCGGATCAACGACCGGATCAACGACCGGATCAACGACCGGATCAACGACCGGATCAACGACCGGATCAACGACCGGATCAACGACCGGCGCGCCAGGAGCAGGCGCGTCAGTGCTAGACTGCTCGCCACCCACGGTTTCCACGGTTTCCACGGTTTCCACGGTTTCCACGGTTTCCACGGTTTCTGTCGTGCCGGATTGCTCGGCAACTTCGGGATGATTCACGTCGTTCGCTTGTTCCATTTGATTGCTCCTTGCTAGTTACCGCACGCCGAGTGCGGGGATTATTGATCTGCTCACGCAGCGACAGTTGATGAGTTCTCCAGGAAACACGTTGCGTCCCTTGCCCTTGCCGTCAGCGTCTGGATCCCACATGCCTTCCTTCACATCGTACAGCTTTCCGTTCATGGCGACGTGCGACTGCCTTGGCTTCTTGCCCGCGTGGCTGTGCAGCCACTTGGCCTGCTCGATGCCGAGTTCAGCCTGCCGAGTGCGCACGATTGCCGCTGTGGCCTTGTTGTTCTGGTCACGCGCCACCAGCCGAGCGCGCTTGCGTGTCATCTTGTAGCGCTCTTCAAGTTCCTGTGCCAGCCCGCCCACGTCGCGGCCTTGCTGCACGCTGCGCATCACGAGACCTTCAATCTCGTTCAAGTGCTTCTGCGCGAGGTTCGTGATGAGCGCCACGTTGCTCTTCGTCGTGGCCTGTACCACGTCGTTCACGGCTGGCGTCATCTTGAACTTGATGGCGAGGCCGCCGTTCTTGAGGATGTGCTCAAGCGCGTTGTCCGCCCTGTCCGTCGCCTTCTGCGCGTAGTGCTTGCCGAGTTGCTTGCCAGCTTCCTTGAACTTGCGCAGCCAGTAGCGCGAGAGGCGTTTCATCACGGCATCCAGCTTCACGGCGGATGAGTCGTCGATCGCCATGAGCTCCGTCGTATCCGGCAAGTCGCCGCGATAAGCAGCGAGCAGCCAGTAGCGGATGCTCTTGTGCATGTCGTCGATCAATGCTTCTAAGCGGCGACGGTACTCAGCCTCAAGTCCCGCGTTCGCGTGTACTGGTGCGAGCGTCTTGTCTTTCGCTGATGGCGCGTACAGCGTTTTGAATAGACGGGCTTCTTTGGTCACGGCAGCACCTTCATGTCATAACGAGCATGGTTCGCAACGAACTGCGCCATCTTGTCAACATCATGCTCTGTCCCACGAATCCTGCACCACGCCCAGCAGGTGACGACATACAGCCGCCACCAACGAGGCAACTTCGCAGTCACGCTGACTTTTATCTCTTTCGCAGCCATGGAAGTCCCTAGCTACTAATCTACTCATAGATGACAAATGCGTTCAGCGCCGCACCCGTGATCGCGAGCGACAGCCCAACCGAGAATGGGACCTTCTTGAAGTCAAGGTAGAACGGCAGGCCGTTGGAAGTCAGCGGGCCAGAGCTCCATATCACCGTTCCCGTTGCTGTCGTGTTGTCGTACATCGTGAGCACTGAGTTGTTGGTGATCCCGCTCAGGATGACGCCGTGCAGGTTCCCAGGACTGTTCTTCAGATTGACGCCAGCCGTCAAGCCCTGTACGAATGTATCCTTCGGCTGTATGTCCGGAATGCCTATGCGAACGACGGCGGCGAGGCGTGTGCTGAACGTGACGTTCTGCGCGAGGCCTCCGCTGTTCACGCTGCCGTAATGGACCGGCAGGTGCAGCTCATCGGTCCACGGCGCTGCGTTTGCGTTCAGCGTGTGCAGAACCTTGTTGTCTACGATCCACACCACCTGACGCGGCTGCCAGATGATCTCGTAGACGTGCGACAGCCGTCCCGGCTTGAACGTGGTGCCCCACTGCCCATTGAACGGCTTCGCGGCGGAACCGTCGGCGACCACGGTGTCCACGCCAGCCTTGCGCGTGGTGACTTGGAACGTGGTGTCCGATATTTGGAATGTCGTGCCACTGGTAGTCGTCCACAAACCCCAGTGACGCACATTCCCGATCACGCCGTTATCTGGAAGCTGCACCACCGAACGGAACTTGTTTGGTGCTGCGCCAGAAAATCGAGCGGTGCGCAGTGTCGTCAGCTCAACTGCGTTGTTCGCTGTGGTGCCTGTCGAGATGACCAGCTCGCCCGCAGATATGGCAGCGCTGCCGCCCGTGCCTACGTTCGCTGTCCAGAAGTTCGGGTCCAGAGTCGGTCCTGTGAACACGTCGCCGATCAGCTTATAGACCGGCACCGCTGTGAGCTCGCCATTCGGCGCGATGTAATTCTGCGTGCCGTACTGGTCGACGATCATCACGGTGCTTGTGACGCGCGGCTTGCCGTCAACACCAATGCTGCTCATGACGTCGTACGCGGCGGCTGGCTGCAGCCCAGCGACGAACAGAGCCGCAGCGGCAAGCAGCAGGAACATCGAACGCTCGAACAGTTTCTTCATGACTATTGCCCCTTCAGAACTTTGTGCAGCAACTCTTCAAGCGGCGGGATGATCCCTGTTCCAAGCATGCCGCGCGCCACCCACTTGAAATTGGAGTGCTCGGCATCCAGCGTCGGCTCGAACGGCTCCGCCGTGTATGCTGAGAACGTTGTGTAGCCCACGCCGTTCCAGTTCGTATGCTCCAGCTTCTTCAAGTGCTGCTCGCTGAGCGCCGCGCCCGCTTCCTCCATCACCTCGCGGATGGCGGCCTGTGCAGGCGTTTCGCCTTCTTCCAACTTGCCGCCAGGAATGTCCCACATGCCGGGATGGCGCGGGTCGTCCGCCGAACGCTTGAGCAGCAACACGCGTGGATTCGCCTCGGTCGTCATGAACAGCACACCCGCTGCTGCGAATGTTGGTGCAGCGCCGTCAGTGTTCAACAGGCCGTCCATCAACGGTGCGCCATGCTCGTCGGTCTCGCCGCCCTCTTCTTCCTGTGCAGGCAGTTGATCAACATCAAGCGAAGCATACGGCGACATGTCGTCAGCGGCGAGCTTGGCACGCACTTCTTCCGGTGATATCACGCCGTGGTCCAGGTACACAGCATCCGTGTCGGCGTCTGTTTTGCGCCGTGTGGCTTCCGCTGCTGGGTCGAGTGTGTCAAGCGGCTCCCACACGAACCCGATCTCTGGATCCACCTCGCCGAACAGGTGCAGCTGCACTAGCGCGAGGATCTTCTGCAGGTTGTCGTTGAACAGCACGACCTGCTGCGCGTTCACCTTGTCGTAGAACACCTTGATCTCGCCCTCGGAGCTGGCGTTCAGGCCGCTAGGCGAGATGCCGGTCAGCTTGACCAACGGTATCTGCGAGACGCTGCTCATCTGCTCCTGGCTCTGCGCTTGCAGCTCGTGCAGCCCGCCCAGCGGCATGGACACGTTCTTCAGGTCTTCCGTGTTCTTGTCGGCCAACATCAGACCGCGATTGTCGCGCGTGGTGTTGAAGAAGTCGGCACGCGTCACGAGGTCTGTGAACGCACCTTCGTTCAGCATCGCCGCCATGTCCGTCATCAGCATCATGATGGAGAAGTTGCTCACCGCGTCGGACACTGACTGGCGTGTGCGCAGCCAGTTGTCCACGTAGGGCTTCGCCATCTGGCTCAACGACAGGCCGCCGAAGCTGTACGCGGGCTTCAGCAGGTCAGGCATCGGGCGGCCGATGAACGTCAGCAGGCGCGTGGTGTGGATCTCCTGCCCCATCACGAACCACGTGTCCGGCTTGAAGAAGTTGCCCTTCAACGGATCGTTGGCATTGTAGCCGTTCGGGTATGTCCACACAGGCTCGACCACGCGCAGACCTTTGAGGCTGCCCCTCGCTACTTTGGCCTTGCTGATGCTGCCAGTGCCTTCGCCGATGCTGGTCTTCAGCTCTTCGCGGTCGCTGCTCTCAACACCTGCCAACTCGACATAGATGTGGCCGCGCCCGAAGAAGCCGTCCAGCTCAGCGCACCGCTTGAACGCGTCTTGCACCTTGAGGCGCTTGAGCTCGGCGTCTATGGCGGTGAGCTTGTCGGACTTGTCTCCTGCGCTGTCCGCGCCCTTGCTTGCTGCGGTGAGTCGAATCCACTTGCGTGTCATCTCCTGCGCCCACGTCTCGCTGATCACGCGGTACTCAGGGCGCTGCGACAGCTGCGCGAGGTACGGGTAGCCCAGGAACATCAGCCCCTCAACGAACAGGCTGTTCGTGGTGGCCCAGCCCATCATCCCGCTCAGATCTTCCAGCGACTGGTCAAACGCCATCTTCTGCGCGGCTGGCATGTCAGCAGGTAACACGCCCTTCGGAGGCTTGACGACCTTGAAGATCTGTTCTGCGGTTATGGCAGGATGCTTTTCTTCTTTCTCGGCATTCAGCTTGGCGATTGCGTTCATGAGCGCGGCGCGGTGCTGCTCCGCCAGTTCTTTCGCGCTTGCTGTCGTCGGCTGCTCGAACCTCGGTGCGTTGACAGGCACCTCGGTTACGCTACGGAATCCGGACGCCATGCCAGCGAATGCGCCGCGCAGTGCGGCGACGATTCTACGGAGCGTTGTCTTAGTCATCGTTGTCGTACTCTTTAAAGTCCACGGACAGTGCCGCCAAGCAGGCAGCGAGGATGGCGAATTCAAGTACCACACGCAAACCGTCAAGCACGATCGATGTAAGTTCGCTCATCTTGGTGTCCTTGTTCGCATGGCCTGCATGGTCTTCGCGCTGATCCTCAGTAGCTTCTTGTCGTTGCCCGAGAATCGTATCATCACGGCGTCGGCGAGGTTCGGCGACTTCGTGCCCTGTGGTGCCTTGTTCACGACGATCTTGTTCACGTCGTTGAACTTATAGGTCGGCTGCGAAAGCTCTGCGACCAGCTTCTGCCGCAGCGGACAATCTGGCGCGATGGATATGATCTCGTCGGGGTCGCAGGGCTTGCCCTCCACGACCCAGCGATACGTCTTCTTGAAGCGATTGCGGAGGCTCCACCACGCCTGCGCCTTGCGGTTGGCGAAGTAGTCCTCGTTCGTACGCTCCGTGCCTTCCACTTTGTCGTTCGGGTTGACGACTGACTCGCTGCCCTGGAACGTCTCAATGTCAATCTCGGCCACGCGGTTCTTCTTACGCTGAGCATTCAACACGCGTGCATCGCCGCGCACACCAGCACCAAGTCCGTCACCGTCGTAGCGCAGTTCTCGATAGCCGCCCTCGTCACAGAGATGGAACGCGTGTTCTACGCTGCCGAAGATGTCGTCGCCCTTGCCGGTCCACTGGTCCATGAGCTCGATCTGCACGCCATGCGTGCCGCACAAGGCGTTCAGGTCGCCGCCTTCGTCAGCTACGTCCATCGATGCTGCCTTCGCGCCAGTTGGCTTTATGCCGAGGCGTGCGCATGCGTCCACCGCAGCCTGCACCCATGCAGAAGGAATCAACACGCCCTTGACGCTGGCGTTGTAGTCGATGTCCACTTCCTGGGCAAGTGTGACGGGGTCCAGCTTCTCCTGCTGCACCGCGTACCACGCGTCGTCCTTGCGCGGATCGTCGCGCCAGTGCAGCGTGAACACGTCGGTCTTGCCGCTGAACCGCTTCTGAGCGAACACGTTGTTCATTCCGTTCACCGACGACAAGTCGATGCGGCAGTTCGTGGTGGCGGAGAGCGACGCTTCCACCAACTCGGGTCGCTCGATGTGTGCCGACTCGTCCACGAAGTAGATGCTGGTGCGATCGCCGCGACCGATGTTGTCGCCTGCCTCTCCAGTCATCACGCTCATCATATCAGGGAAGATGATGCGCAGATGCGGCGAATGCCTCTCACGCACCCAACCAGCGCGAAACTCGATTGGCAACATGTTGATGAATTCTCGGGCCTTCCAGAACAGACTCTTCGGGTCTCCGATCTTGTCGACGTATTCTTCCTTGCGGCTTCCGTAGCCAGCAGAAAAACCTTCGTTGAACAGGCACATCGTCACGCCGAATGCCACCACCATCCACGACGCGCCCATGTCGCGTGATTTGTCTGTGATGCCATTGCGTCTCTGCTTCCACTGCCCGAAGCACCATTCAATCCACTCTTCCTGCTTGGGGAATAATAGGAATGGCATCACGCTCGGCAGTCCGCGATCGATGTTGCGCGGGTCCATGGTGCATCCCCAGTCATTGATGAACTGTGCTGGGTGATCTGCGTAGAATTTCTTCAGCGCGGGCAGCGTCTCGGGATTTGCACGGATGCGCTGCAGGCGTTCAGCACGCCATTGGAGTGCAGCAACGATGTTGGGCTGCTTGAAGTCGTGGGAGAATTGCAGAGGCATCAATCTTCCTTCTTGACCATCACCCTTCGAAAGTGCTCACAGCGTTTTCCGTACTGCTGAGTCTTGAAGGAGCAGTCCACAATCTCTTCGCCGTACCAGTGGAAGCTTACACGTTCACGACACTCACCGCACGCCAATTCTTTGCGGTTGGTGATCTCTTCGTTTCGCATCGCAACTTCTTGCGGATCGCGATATGCATAGGATGGCAGGGCGGTTGTTGTCAAGATATCATCCCATTATATCTTTGTACTGTTTTGCTGCTTCGATTGGGTCGCTTGACAACTTTCCGTCGCCTTTTGTTTCTTCGGGCTGCTGAGCCAACTCAATGCTGGACAGCCTTGCGTGAATATATGGAGCAGAAGCTTTTGCCGCTTCAAATCTCAATCCTGCATAGACTGCTTTCTCTTGAGGACTCGCGTCTGCAGGACACGCTTCCCCGCGCATCACTTTCAGCATGAATTGAAGTGGCGTGTCTCCAGTCGAAGAGACCAGCTCTTGCATGGCCCGCGTCTTTTTATTCAGCGCGCCCTTCGGCCTTCCGGCTCCAGGCCTCGGGCCTCCGTTGCTTCCATCCGGCAATTTAATCTGTTTTTTTATTTTTGCTGGCTTTGGCTTCTTCGTCGCTGGTTTTTTAATTGTGGATGTTGCAGCCATGCTGCTCTCCGGATAAGTGATCGATTCTGCCTTGCAGAATTTCTGCTGCTCCGCACGGTGCGTTGGTTGCCAAGAAGAAACATGAGTCTGCTATCTGTGAGACGCAGGCTGGAAGAGAAAGATTAGGTTTATCTGTGGAGTCTGTTCACAGATAGCAGGATGATGTTTCTTTAAGGCGCATTGTTGCCGCCACTTGGCAAGAACGCACTGCCCATGAACTGACAGGAAGGTTGAATTGTGGCGTCAATTATCTTTCGCGTCTCTAAAAAAAGCAACACCTATTTTCGCATGGGCAGAACGCATCTCCATCTCCCACGATGCTCTCGTGATGCGCAGCCTTCTGCATGTGTGGCGAGCGTCTGCCTTGAATATGTAATGGTGCTTGATGATTATCTTTTGCCTCGATTGAAGCGATCGAATTATTCGTTCCATCCTTTCCGCTGAGAAAATATTTATCGGATCGTATGGCTTCTTCGGATCAACTTCCTCTCCCGTGGACTTATATCTGCACTCAAACGATCTCGCTTTATCAGTTGGCCCTCCAACTTTTCCGCTGGCCCACCTTGCCCAATTTCGGATCTCTGCATCAAGAACAGAATCACACCA